GTACATTATTGGATAATGTAGTTAATGCTGCTCGTGCTGGTAAACTGACACAAGAAGAAGCGAATGGTATTGCTGATCAATTAGATCGTATCTCATTCCTGTATTCTAGTATGCGAACTCCATTCTATGTAAACGCATATAAAGAACAACCATTGACAACTCCTGAAGAAGTTGCTAAGATTGATGTAGTTGAGCAAGAAGTATCTTTAGATACAGAAGTTTCTCCAGTTGTAGAAGCTGCTCCAGCTAAACGTGGACGTAAATCTAGTAAATAAGGAGTGTAATATGGATGAAGGTGTTTATTACTACGTAGAATCGTTATTGAAACAGATGTCAGATTCAGTGGAGCGTATTAATTCCCTGTGTCAATCAATTGTTGGTGGCGGTGGTGGTAATATTGAAGAAGATTGGGGATTGAATTAATATGACTATGATTGATTGGCATAAACAAAATGCTAAACGTAGTGAATTAATCTCCGAAACTCTGTGCAAGAAGTTTGGTTTAACTCCAGAAGATTTACGTGGTCTGTTGAAAGTTAAACACTAGAAATTCGGTAATATTATATGGCTTATCATAGGGATTATATCTACTAGGTTTTGTCAGTACCTTATTACCGTATACACTTTGGCATTCACACATGGAGTGGTTTGCCATCTTATATTATCTCGGTGTGGGTCAGAGGTTGACCACTTGTTTTGGGAACAAGTTTATGTAAGTTCGAGTCTTACCGTCGAGACCAAATTATAGAGATTATTTTCCACTAGGTTAATATCCCTCTATATAAAAAGACTGACCCGTCCCTACCACATATTACCAATTAGAGGTATGTTGTCGTAGGTTGTCTACTTGTCCTATGAAAGATTAGGTTGCACCTTCGGGGTGTAAAAGTTTAATTCTGGGATTTTATATTAGTAATAGTATAGGCGGGTGACACCATTGGGGTGGACTGGTTAGTCCGTTAATCTAACCAACTGATCGAATAATCCCTCTATCAGTATAAATTATATGAAAGGGACTAGGATGCTCCTGCACAGGACAGGTTGTAATAACCAAGTATGTGTACGCCAATGGGACTAGCTTGGCACTAAACATTGCTGCTGGATATATATATATTGACAGATAACTACTGTCTAAGTTACCCAGAGAATGTATTTAATAGGTGGATTAGTTTTCTTGTAATATCCCACCAACCCGCTTAACAGCGTATATCCAAGAGATATTGGAAATAGGTGAGAAAGAAGTTATACACAATCTGAATAACACGTTATGGAAGCTAAGCATTGTGATTTAGCAAAGTATGCGAAATATAGACACTTAGCTGTGGTTATATTGAAATGGGTTGTGTATTAGCAGTATAGGAAAGTTACGAATCTGAGAGCCTATACCTCTGTGATGATTCAGCGGAGAGTCACTACCGTTAAGTGTGAAGTTGAAATAATTATATATGACTCAGCCGCAGAGATTTAAACGGTGCTGGTAGGGTAAGCCACCAATAGTCATTTTAGCAGATGACTCAAACTAAATTTTGCAGAGTTATTTTTAAATAGATACTCTGTGTGGGTTTTGCAAATACCCCTGCTAAACGCGGGGTATCTATTTAAAAGGTAATTTATGAATCCTGACATCGAGTGGCGAATAATTTCTGACTTCCCTGATTATTACGTATCAGAATATGGGATGTCTATAGTATGCACTACAGTAAAAGAATAATGAAGCTTTCACCTAATAATAAAGGATATTACATGGTTGGTTTATCTTGTAATGGTGAAAGGTCTTTCAAATTAGTCCACAGATTAGTGGCTGCGGCTTTTCTTCCAAATCCAGACAATCATCTAGTAGTCAATCATAAAGATTTGAATATAACTAATAACCATTTTTCTAATTTAGAATGGTGCACTTACAGTGAAAATACTAGACATTACTTTAAAAACACTGCTATCAAGAGAAGCTTACCATCTTTAGAAAAAGAAGAGTTGTTAGAAATTATTAAATATTATAACGACAACGGATGTAATAAAAAGGATACTATAGCTCATTTTGGTCTTGAAACAACAGAGATTTCTCTCTATGACCTTGTTTCAGGTAGGAGATATTCTGAGGTAACTGGTATTATTAAGCATGAAGGTGATCGCAGATTTAAGATTACCGAATGTGATGTGCTTGAAATACTGAAGGCATATTATGACCTACACATATCTGCTAGAATTTTATATAAAAAGTATGGGATATCTGAAGCGCAGTTCTATAGAATAATTAATGGTCAACGTCATAAGGAAATATTCGATCAGTTCTTTGCATCCAGAAACAGTTGAAAATACAAGCCAACTTAATGTTGGCCTTTCTTATTAGTATTCTAAGAGTATTAATAATAAAGGAGACATATGAGTAAACAAAAAAGACCTATTCAAAAACTTCCAGAAATCAAGCTACAACCAAAACAGCTTGAGTTTGTCAATGCCGAAGAATCTATAGTATTCTATGGCGGTGGTGCTAAACACAAACTGGCTCCACTTTAAAAAACCCCTTTAATTCGGTGAAACCCTAACGTATAGACGAGGGCAATACCGAGCGAAGCTCAGAAATGAGAACGTGTAGAGATCAGTGCCGATGAGTGTAAGCACGTAGGGTAACAAGCGTTACTCGAAACAGGGGGCTATCAATGATAGAAGATATGATCCGACAACAGGGGAAACCTTGGAAGTAGTTAGCGCCTACATAACTGACAGGGTGGGGGTAAGACATTTGCCGCATTGTGTGACAATCTACAAGGTATTCACGATCCTTTATACTTTAGTGTATTCTTCCGTTCTACTGTGACGGAGATAGACAAGGGTTTGTGGGTTGATAGTAAACGCATGTATATGCCTTATCTTGTAGATACTGATGGTAAATTTGTTGGTAAAGCTAAGATCAACGAACAAACCAAAACTATTACTTTCCCAAGTGGGGCACGTACTTCATTTGGTTATCTTAGTACAGACAAAGACGCTGACGCATGGTATGGTGTTGAAATTACTAAGATTTATTTTGAGGAAGCTCAATACCGCTCAGAGTACCAATTTGAGGTACTAAAATCTCGTAACCGTTCAATGGCTAACGTCAGGAAAGGTATCCGCTGTACACTTAACCCAGACAATCTATCATTTATTTATAAATGGGTCAAACCATTTCTTGATGAAGACGATTTCCCAATTCGTAGTTTATCTGGAAAACGTAGATACTATGTTATTGTGGATGGCGAACTTCATACCTCTTGGGATGAGAAAGAGCTTATTGACCAGTACGGTAAAGAACCAGAAACTTATACATATATCCCAGCAGTGTTATCCGATAACGAAGCACTAATGAAGATGGATGAGACATATAAGCGTAAGTTGGACTCCTTACCTGAAGCAAAACGTAAGCAACTTCTCCTTGGATGTTGGCAAGCTATCGAAAATACAGGGGTCTTTTTTAAGCGAGAGTATTTAAAGAAAGCTTCATCGATCCCAACAAACTGTATGATAGCTAGAGGTTATGATTTAGCATCTACCGCTGATGATACTCCAGCAACTAAAGGTTGTGACAGAACAGCAAGTGTTAAAATGGCTAAATCTAAAGATGGCTATTATTACATTCTTTCTGGTACAGGGTTTAGAAAACGTGCTGGTGAACGTGACCACGAGATCATCCTACAAGGTAAACAAGATGGTAGCGATGTTCATATAGTTATTCCCAAGGACAATGGTGCAGGGGGCGCTTCTGCTTTTGAGTATCTATCTAAGAAGATAGTTTCAGAGGGTTTAGTGTGTAAGAAAGACCCTGCCGTATCTACACAGAGTAAGATTAAAAAGGCCGAACCATTCTTCTCTGCTTGTCAGAATGGGTTAGTTTTCATAGTTGAATCTGGTTGGGATAGATTAGAATTAGAAGCATTTTATAGAGAGTTGGAAATCTTTGATGGTGTAACAAAATCTACACGCCTTCGACACGAAGATTATGTCGATGCAGCAGCTACTACCTTCAACTACCTCAATACTGCTCGTGTATACAACACTCCAAATCTATCGGCGTTTGCTCCACCTCCTCCAACTGCAAAGGCATTAGCTCTTGCTGACATCTATTAACCTCTACTAAATGGAGAATTTAATGTCAAAAAAAGTTGACATTACTAAAGCTGAAGCCAGTACATCAGTAGAGTCTACTAGAATTCGTACTGGTGAAGTAGGTAATCCAAATTTAAAGGCAGCAGGTACTTGGATCATTAATGAAATGAGACAAGAATTACGCGCCCCTCAGAACTTAATTACTTATGAACGGATGATGACTGATGCAACAGTTGCAGCAGCTATTGGTACAGCATCAGCGTTTCTAACAAAAGCCCTAGCTAAAGCTAAGTTTGTTACACAGTCAAAAAATCCAGAAGCAATCGCGTTCTGCGACTTCCTGAATTGGAACTTAAAGAACCTCAAAGATAATACTTGGTATGATAGCGGCATTAACATTCTTGGTTATTTACAAGCAGGGTTTAGTTGGTTAGAAAAAGTTTATGAACCTAATTACAGCTCTAAGCATTCTAAATATAAATGGAAACTGAAAAAACTTGCACCGCGTTCGCAACATTCTATTGCCGAATGGAAATTCTCGGACGATGGTCGTACTGTAATTGGTCTGAGACAATATCCTCCACAAAATCTGAACAACGGTTATATCAACTCCTCGAATAAAATGCAAGCTTGGAATGACCAAGGTATTCCTAGAAATAAATTCATGTTATTTTCTTGGGATTCAAAGAACTCTAGTCCAATTGGAACTTCGCCATTAAATGCTTGTTGGAGAGCTTGGAAAGAAAAGACATTAATTGAGAGTTTAGAAGTAACTGG